GTTGGCCTCCGCCAGGCGCCGCAGTGCGCGAGCCTGAAGGCGGCTAAAACCGTATCGGGTTTCCCAGGTCATCAGCGCACCAGCGAGCCAGGGAACCGGCGCAACATGGCCGCGACTTCGGCTTCTGTGACTGGGGTTCGGGCTACAGGGAGTCCGTCCTCCCAGCCGGTAGCGGTCCACTCGTTGGGGCCCCTGCGGAAAAGTGTGAGGTTCCCGCCTCTGACTGCGATGTATTGCGCATGGGCCAATTCCAGGGGCTGTAGTTCGTTCTCCATGGGATTTCTCTGGTGTCGGGTGAACAGGTGCAGCGGTGAGCGCTGCAGGGTGGCCGCGGGTTCCCCCAGGGCCACGGTGCAGCGGTCAGGCGTCGGGGTCTTCCTCGTCCTCCTCGTCTCCCCATCCCCCGCCGGGCCACTCCTCCGGCCCTGGGTCCGCCATGCAGTCACAGGCCAGCCAGGGGAAGAGGGCGTCCTCTTGTGCCATCTCCTCGCTGTCCACGGTTCAGGCCTCCCCCGCGTCGGCGGTCGGGGCGACCGCTCCAAACTGGGCCAGGCTGGCTGGGGACTGCCTCAACTCCGCGCCGGGTGGCGGCGGCATCGAGGGCACCCATTCAGCACGCCTGGTGTCCCATTCGCGCCAGCCGCCTAGGCATGTCCAGGCCCAGTTCCTGCCGGTGCTCGGCTGGGTTGCGCGGTCGTAGAGGGGTCGCTGCATTGTTCAGGCCTCCCCCGAGTCGGCGGCCGGGGCCTCCGGTGCGATCAGATCGGCCGCATGCCTTGCCTCGCTCAGAACCTTGAACAGGGTTCGAGGGCCTTCCTGCAAAACCTTGATCCAGTTCGCCAGATAGGCGGCGTGGTTCTCGAACTGGGTGCCGATCTCCAGCCGCTGGCAGAGCAGCACCGCGCCAAGCTCGGCCACCAGCTCCTCACGTGCGTAGGCCTTGCTGCCGAAGGTGCCGCTCAAACAACGGGATAACCGGTCTTTGTGTCCGGTGCTGTGGATCTGTTCGTGGGCCCACGTCGAGGCGAAGGCCTCGCGGGATTCGAACGCCTCAGGGTTGGGCATGCAGATCTGATCCCGGCCGGCCAGGTAGCAGGGCTGGGCCCCGCCGTAGACGGTCGCTACCTCCCAGGCTTCCAGGACCGCCTCAGCAGCCTCCAGCCTGGCCGCCGGTTCCTTGGTTTCGGTCTGGCCGATGGCCGCGGCGATCCGCTCCGCCAGGGCGGCGGCGTGCTCCTCGGTGGCGCCCACCAGGTCGGCGGCATTGAACACCGGGACCACCTTGTAGGAGGTCCAGGCCTTCAGCACGGTTTCAGGGTTGCCGGTGTCCGGGTTGGTTCCCTCCTCCTCGCGCTTGTTCAGCTGGGGCCGCAGGATCCGGGCCGCGGTGCATCCCTTGCGGGGATACCAGCCCTCAGCCTTGGCCTGCGCTCCGCCCAGCCATAGGGGCAGGCTGTGGCCGCGCATTAGGCCTCCCAGCTCCAGGAGCAGCGGGTTACCCCCGCGGTATTCGGCGCCGGTCATCAGGTTGCGATGGCGGCCGGCTTGCCCTTGCCACTGGCGGCGCCATGGTGCGGTTCCCTGCTCCAGCAGGGCCACCAGATCGGCGCACAGCTTCTCCTCTGGTGTGGGCCCGTCGTAGGCCTTCTTGCCCCTGGTGCGGGGCTTGGTGGTGGTGGTCATGGTCTGGGGTGTCGGGTGAGTGCTGCCAGAGGGCAGCAGGGAAGCCCCGCGGGGCCTCCGTGCTGTCGTCAAGCGGGGATGATGCGGCGCCCCTCCCGTCGCCATCGGCGGGCCTGGTCTGGCGGGGCCGCGGCGGCCGCCTCCACCTCGTTGCGGCCATAGAGCCAGCCGAGGCCCTTGCATCCGAAGCACACGCCATCGGCGATGTGCCGGAAGTGCGGAAGATGGCCGGTGCCGTTGCAGCCGAACGGGCAGGGGTATGCGCGGCGGCTACTGGGCCACGGGTTCGGGGCGAGCGATCGCCACCAGGTCGGCCGGTCCTCGGCATGCAGCTGCCACACCGGGTCCGTGGTGGTGGTGGTCATCGCTCAGGCCCCCAGCGCGTAGCGGATGGCATCGACGGCGCGATCCCGCCGCCGGCTTGCCGTCATGGGCGACGTTCCGAGGATGGCCGCGGCCTCGCGGATGCTCCGCCCCTCCATCACCAGCAGGCGGAGCGCTGCTGCATCGGCGGCCGGCAAGCGTTCCGCCATCTGCGCCACCTCAGCCGCTAGGGCATCGCAGGGAGTGTCGTCCTCCTGCTCTGGTGCTTCCAGTAGGTCAAGGAAGGCGGGGCCGCCTTCGGTCACCGGGGCATCAAGGGAGGCATGGCCGAGGGGATACCCGCCGGCCTCATGGGCACGGCGAGACACGCGCACCAGGCGGAGCCGATCCCGCACATAACGGCGCAATGCCCCGGCGATGGAGCACCGTAGATAGCGCACCGCATCGGTGCCAGGCGTGACACGGCCGGCAGCCTGCAACAGGGCGATGCGTGCCTCCTGCTGCAGATCGTCGAGCTCTGCCAGGCCTCGCAGCCTGCGGGCCATTGCGCCGGCCAAGGCGTCAGCCTCCGGCAGGTAACGGCGGGCGATGCGGTCGCGTGTTGCCAGTGCGGCGGTCTGGGTAGTGGCGGTCATCGGATTAGGGTGTGTCGGGTGAGTGGGTGCCTAGGGGCCTACTAGGGAGCCACCTAGGCGGGTAGTGCGGTATCAGGCGTCGCCGGTGATGTATCGGCCGTGCTCCTGATCCCATGCCCACAGGGCAAGCGCTGAGAACAGCTCAGCCAGCTCCGGCGGCACGTTGCCGGCAGGTATGGCGCCTTCAACGACCGTTGCGGCCGCTCGGATCGCTTCATGCAGGCGGCAGGGTTCGCGGTCGTCGTCGCAGCTGGCCAAGTCGGTGTAGGCGCCGTGAGGATCGATCGTCTGGAGCAGCTCCAGGGCCTGCTCTCGTGGTGTTGCCGTCGTGGTGCGGGACATCGGTTTGGGTGGTGTCGGGTGATATGTGGGCAGAGATCAGGCCAGAGCCAGGGCAGCCAGCAGATCAGCCCGGCGGCCGCTGCGAGCCAACGCACGGTGACCAGCAGCGCGGGCCTGTAGGCGCAGCTCCCGCACGGTCAGGGAGTCGAGCGGCCGGCCGGCCCAGTCGCGTGCCACTGGTGCCGGTGCTGCCAGTGCCATAGGTGCCGCGGCTGCAGTGCCTGACGGCTGCCAGCCGGCAACGGTCAGCACCAGAGCCACGCAGGGCACCAGCACGGCACGGGCCAGGCGGACGAGGGCAACGCTGCCAACCGCGGCGGCCTCGATGGGATGGGTTCGGTTCATGGGTCTGTGTCGGGTGATCGGGAACGGGAAGGAAGGGCCAGCACGGGCCGGCCCTGGTGATGGGGTTAGGTGGCCTGGCTGTGCTCCAGTCGCCAGCGGAGGGCCAACAAGCGACGGCCAGCAAGGAACTTGCCTCTAGGGCCGGTCGCGTAATGGTCAAGGGCGTTGATCAACTCCCGCACTTCGAAGTCGCTCAGAAACAGCCGGTGGAGCTTGTCGTCAGGGATCGTCTGGGTCATGGGTCGATGTCGGGTGATGGAGAACGGGCCGCCGGTGCCTTGACCTGCCACCGGCTGCAGTACCTGTCGGGTGATGGCTGCATTGCTGCAGTCGCCTCACCTTGTCATGGATTCGTCCCTACCCGTGGAGCGTTGTTGAGTTGGGGTTGGCATCGTAACAATTCGTAACACTTGACCTTACAGTAATCAGGGCAGGGAGGACTACGCGGGCATCAATATCATCGGCCTGGGCCACCTGCCGCCACCGAATAACACCGTAGCAGATGGACAGTCCGCATCCGGCCCAGTGGTGGACAGGGTTTTGGCTGCAGAACAGTGCGAGGGCATGCAGACCGACCGCATCCAGGCCCGCAGGCTGAGATGAAACGCGCAGGGGGGCATGGGGGGGCGCCCGCTGCTCGCCTAGCGCTCCACTCCCCCACAACATGCGACCCAAAAAGTAGGGAAATGAGGGATGCAGGGATGGAGAGTGGAGCAAGGCTGCTGGTGTTGAAGGATGCAGGGGTGCATCGTCTGTGGGATCCCGCTGGCGCTGGGGCTGCAACCTGTGAGCCGGACTTACGGGTTGCCAGCACCGGCTGGAGCGGCCAGAGGCTGCGCTTCCCCGCATCACCCTGAGCGAAGCTTCTGCTGAGGCCCTGATAGCCACCCGCGCAGCGGGCTTGGCCTTGATGCCCGTAGCCAGAATGGAGGCGGGTTGAGGCGGGGGGATGGTTGCCCGCATCACCCCTCGTGTCGCTCCCGCCTCGGCCCTGCCGGAGTGGCGGCGGAGGGCGTCAAGGCTGGCGCCAAACGAAGCAGGAGGGAGACCACGGAATCAGGCTGCGGATGGTCGCCCTGCTCCCCTGTATGACTGAATAATCAAAGATCACGCCAACCTGGCCAGCGGTGGCTGGAGATGCTCTGCACGGATGAAGACGAAACCGTATAGTTACGCTGAGCGGTCCCCTTCCCCCCACTGAGTCGCAATCAGCAGGGGGGAGTTGAGATGGGGCCGCCAGAGAAACGTGCTCTGACCCATGAAGCGTACCCACCCCGACCTGTTCGAGGACTTCCACTTGCTGCACTCCGAAGGCATGGCGCTGATCTGGTCAGCCCTCCGCAAGACGCCGCGGGGGCTGCAGTTCCGTGATGTGGTGGTGCTGTTCCGCATCGTGGACTGCACGGACTGGCGCAGCGGGATGGCCAGGCTGACCGTGAACCAGCTGGCGGAAGACCTGGCGATGCAGCCCTCGAACGTCTCCATGTCGATCTCTCGGCTGAAGAAGGAGCTGCTGGTGGTGACAGGCCGTGATCCAAGGTCTGGCGGCCGATACCTCCTGCCCAATCCGTACCTGACCTCGAACACCAAGCAGAAACAGGCCTACCTGTGGCAGCTATTCCAAGCTGCCAGGGAGTAGGTAGCCTGTGGCCACTGATCTGCATCGCTGCAATGGCTGATTTCCAGATGGTCGATCCGCAGGAGGTGGCGGAACTAGGACTGTCTTCGACGCTGGTGGAGCGCGAGGAGTACGACGCTGCCGTGGCACGGAAGGGCCAGGCACCTGTTGCCGCCGCGGCCGATGCCGCCCTGTTTGAGGATGGCACCCAGGAGGACCAGGAAGAGGCCTCTGAGGACGAGGAGGTGCAAGTGGAGGGTGGCGTGGCCAGGAAGCCCCGCAGGGCCCGTAGGCCCGCCCCTGGTGATGATGCTGGCCAATTCGTGGCCGACAATCCGGCGACCCCTGGGGTGAACGAGGCCTACGAAGCTGATGGGGTCTGATACCTTGGCAACGGGTGATCCTTGTCGGGTGAGCCTCGGGGGCCTCTCTGCTGCAGCAGGGGGGCCTTCGTCATGGTGAGCACTGGCAGTTACTGGCGGGACATAGCCGGTCCGATCATCCGCGAGGTGATTGACCGCGTAGGCCGTGGCGACGAGAGGGCGTTGCAAAAAGCGCTTCGGAAGGCTTACCCATGGGGAGAGAAGCGCATGCACCCTTACAAAATCTGGCGCGATGAGATCCGCCGGCAACTGGAAGGCCGGCAACATCGCCGGCAGCCAAAGCCAGACCACGTTGCTCCGGGTCAGCTTTCTTTGCTGCCATGAGCAGCTATCCCAACAGCATCCTGCCGCCGGAGCTTGAGCCGTTCCCGTACTTCCTGCTGTACGTCATGCGGGAAACGGGGTTGATCGGCCCAGAGGACGAGCCGACCCGGATGCAGTTGCTGATGGCCGACTGGATGAACGAGGACGAGGGTGGCTTCACGATCACCGCCGCGTTCCGGGAAGCCTCGAAGTCGTACATCGCCGGCAACAGGGCGCTGCACCGGCTGTGCCTGGATCCGGTGAACGAGAAGGTGCTGCTGACTGGTGCCACGGCCAAAAAGCCGCAGGAGGTGAGCGACTGGATGCAGAAAACCATCCAGAGCTTGGATCTATTCGAGCCGTTGCGACCGCGGCGGGATCAGCGGCAATCGGTGATCGCCTGGGACGTGGGGCCCTGCTCGATCGACCAGGCTCCCAGCTGTCGGGTGTCGGGCATCCTCAGCCCTGGCCTGACGGGCAGCCGCGCCACTTTCATTCTCCCGGATGACGTGGAGAACGAGAACAACAGCATCACGCCGCTCAAGCAGCAGCGGCTGGCGTCGGCGTTCAACGAACTGGTGGCCATCCTGAAGGTGCCGGCGCCGGGCCAGATGAAGCGGGCCATCCGGGTGTTGGGCACACCGCACATCGAGACGAGCCTGTACCTGGAGCTGTCCAGGAACCGGAACTACAAGATCCGGTACTTCCCTGCGCGCTACCCCGACCCGACCGACGAGAACGCCTGGGATTGCTACGAGGGGCACCTGTGCCCGCAGCTGGCGGCGGAGGTGCAGGAGAACCCGTGGCTGGTGGGGATGCCGACCGACCCGGAGCGCTTCCCGGAGGAGGTGCTCGAGGAGAAAGAGCTGCGGGGCACCAAGGCGTGGGTGCAGCTGCAGTACATGCTCAACTGCCGGCTGAGCACCGCGGAGAAGTTCCCCTGCCGCCTGGGGGATCTGATTGTGATGGGGCTGGATGGCAAGGCCTTGCCGGAGCTGGTGTCGTGGAGCTCCAGCCAGGAGCAGCGCATCCAGGGCCTGCAATGCGTGGGCCTTGGCAGCGATCGCTTCTATCACCGCCCTGTGGCCCTGGGCAACTGGCTGCCGCGAACGGAGGTGTGGCGTGTCGCCATGGCGATCGATCCGTCAGCCCGTGGCCGCGACGAGATGGGCTGGGTGGTGCTGGCGGAGCTGAACGGGAATATGTTCCTCCTCGATTGGGGCGGCACCCAGGCCGGCTTTGAGGACGCAACGCTGGAGGCCCTGTGCCACAAGGCGAAGCAGTGGAGCGTTCAAACCGTGATCCCGGAGCCCAACTACGGCGGCGGCATGTTCAACAAGGTGCTGCAGCCCCACATGCAGCGGATCTACCCGAACTGCTCGATCCTTGATGCTGACGAGGTGCCATGGAGCACGGCGCAGAAGGAGGTGCGGATCGTCAACACGGTGGCTCCCCTGGTGCAGCAGCACCGGCTGGTGGTCAACGAGGCCAGGATTCGCAGCGAATGGGAGGAGGCGGAGAAGGACCAGGAGACGGGCCACCAACGGAGCTTGATGTTCCAGATCAGCAGGGTCACCACGGACCGTGGCTGCCTGTCGTGGATTGATCGGCTGGACGCCCTGGCGATCGGTTGCGCGTGGTTTGAGGAATCGGCCGCGCAGGATCAGCAGAAGGTCAAGACCCAGCGGGACCAGGAGGTGCTGCAGGCCACCATCGACGCAATCTTTGAAGAGACAGGCCGCGGCATTGAGGCCCTGGCCCTGGGCTTACCGCTCAACGGCTTCATGGGCGGCCGTGCTGTCGGTGGGGTCAGCCGAAAGGGCCGGTAGCAAGTGCGGCAGCGCCTTTTGTCGGGCCTCCAGGTGGCCCGGGGAGATCCGCATGCCCTGCATCATCTGCCTCATCCGGTCCATGGGGTTGTTGGGGATCGCCGCGGCCGAGATTGAGTTCTGCTTCAGCAGCTGCAGGGCCACCCGCAGGTCGTCATTGCTGACCGGCACCGGGTTGCCTTCGTCGTCCAGCTGCTCGCCCGTGACCCTGCTCAGAACAAGGTCGGTGACCGCCTCATTGAGGCTGTCCAGCTTCTCCCTGAGGGAATTGTCGGCCATGATGATGGTTGCAGGGCTGCAGATCAACTCATCATGGCCGCATCGTTCCCGAATCCTTTGCCGGTGAAGTGGCAGAGCCAGCTGGACAACGCCACTGGCACCGGCTACAGGGAGTGCTTCAGCTCCAGCTGCGCCATGTTGGCCATGCACTGGGGGCGAATCAAGGACGACGACACCTATAACCGGGTCCGATCCATGCACGGAGACACCACCAACGCCGAAGCTCAACTCAGGACGCTGCGATTCTTGGGGTTGGACGCCAATTTTCGCACCGATGGGAGACCGGTGGACATCGAACGCGAAATCGACGCCGGCAGGCCCGTCGCCGTGGGCTGGCTGCACCAGGGGCCAGCCATCAACCCGTTTGGGGGAGGCCACTGGACGGTCATCATCGGCTACAACCGCACCCACTGGATCCACAATGACCCGAACGGGGAAGCCCTGTTGGCCTCAGGCGGGTACACCACCCGGCGGAACGGTGCCGGGGTGGCCTACAGCCGGCGCAACTGGAATCCACGGTGGATGCCGGGCGAGACAGGGGGCTGGATGCTGACCTGCAGCAAGCCGCCCATCATCCAGGATTGGCCGGCGGCTTAATCTCAGCGGGTCTCCGGCGGCGTTGCGTGATGTGCTTGACCACGGCCGGCAACGGACTGGGCACCAGCACCCCTAAAGCCCAGTCCCAGCGGCTGCCGCACGTCTGCCAGGGAGTCGGCGCCCTGATCTCGCAGATCCCGACGTAGGAGGCGACCAGGGCGGCGGTAAACCAGGCCATCAGAACCCCTTGCTGCGCAGCCTGTCTTCGTGGTCGTCCAGTGTGTCCTTGTGATTCTTCAGCATCTGAAGGATCTGGCCTTCAAACTGCCCTAGCCGATTCGAGATCGACCACAAAGCCTTGACCCCACTGAAAATAAGAGCCCCGGCAGCGCTGACGATTGCCAAACCCAGGCTTGCCGCGGCAATGATTTCACCAGGGCCCATGACTGCAGCTGTAGAGAGCTGCAGCCAGTTTACCGGCATACTCGATGCCGCTGCTACCTAGCTGTACCCGCACGGCCATATCTGCCCTGTAGATCGCAGTCTTACCGAAAGCTGGTACACAATGGAAGGGTCAAATCCGGCCGTGACATAGGCAATCCCACTGGTATTTACTGGATCCGCGTAGAATGGGTTGAGACCGGCAACAATGGTGGTCGATCCGAATGGTGCCACCTTCTGCTGAGGGCCAAGCTGCCTGTTGACTGTGAGTGTCCCGGCAGAAGTGCCCGACCACAGCCCGCCGCTAATGTTCTGAGCCGTAGTTATAGTCATCAGACTGTCCTAGCAAGAAAGACTGCATTGTTGGCGCTGGCGGTAAAGTCGAACCCATCATTACGAAAGTTCAGGATTTCGTACTCTTCCACGGAGGCGGTTACCGTTGCATTGTCTTGTATGGCCAGCGTGTTACTGACCTTGATAGACGAAATGCCGAAATCAGAAGGCAGGTCTGCCGCATGAACACTTGAAAGTCGTAACCCAGTAAAGACTGGATTATAGTTAGACCCAGCGCTTGGGTTTGCTGCCGTTGTCCAGCCTGGAAGCAGGAAGACCCCTTGGATGTTGTAAGTGATGCTCCCGGAGCTGCCAGCAGTTCTGGGCAATCCATACCCATTAACCCTGACTGGACTCCTAAAGTGAGATTCCGACCCGCTGTTATTCAAGGACGAGCCCAAAAGCAGGGACCTCCTGGACCGATTGAGGCATACAAACCCGACCAACCAATTAGCCGTTTCAACCTGAAAGAATCCTTCGTGGTAGCCCTTGGCTAAATCATACAATGCCCTGAAAGTTGTGCTGGCTGCGTCAATCGTGAACGTAATAAACGCGCTTCCGGTCCTAAGGACGAAAAAACTACGGCCCGAAGAGGTGTAGCGAGTGCAAGAAAATGAAATTGAAGTTGAAAGTGCTAGCAGCTGAGTGGCGCCATTCAGAGCGGTTGTAACGTTGTCGAAAAAGTCAACAAACTGAGTCCCCGCCGGGGCGTCGGTCCCTGGGTTCCAGCCGCTTACGATCCTTAGCCAGATGCCAACACCATTAAAGGTGAACCAGTAGTAAGTCTTTCCGTAGGCCTTGGCGTTGTCGTAGACAACTTCCATGACTCGATGCTCGTATCCGCCGGAAGTGAACGAATCAAACCAAGCGGTCATCAAGCCCGCGCCAATGAAGGCGTCTCTGACGTCATCGCAGACTGCGGTAATCGCCCAAGGCGCTACAGCAGATGCGTAGGCTTGTTTCGTGACGGCCATGGTTAAACCTCCTGGGGTAAGGTCGTGATGGTTAGGGTAACGGCAGAGGAGCCGGTACTTTGTTTGATCAGCCTTACGTAGACAAGGCCTGCGCTATCACCTTGAAGCAACGGGGCCGGGTTCTGAATAATTACCTCACCCGCGACTGTCGTTACATTTTCGGAATATGGCTTGCTATCCCCCAGGTCGATAATTGTTTGCAAGGGGCCGCCGGGGGCGACCCTTGGGTCTGCCGCCCGCTGGGCGCTTGAGCGGTAGAGCCTGACCCATGAAGGCTCGGACACCTGCACTGACACCAGCTCTGCCAGCTTGCCCAGGTTCATGGTGAAATCAGCCACTCCAAGCTGCGCCAGGGAAGCCGTCGTAAATGAAGTGGTGGTTCGCTGCGGGGAAACGCCAACGCCACCGCCACCGCCACCGCCACCGCCACCAGCGCCGATTCGAGCGTACCGGTTATCAGGGTCTACGGGGCTATAGCTGATCCATTGCCAAGCGCTCGCGGCGGCGGACCATACCAGCTTTACCGGCAAACCGGGGTCGCCAATAAAGCCAGCCGGCATGCCGGTTAGCGGTGAAAACGACTGAATCCCTGTGCTGTCCAGAACCTCAATGCGCTGCCCGTTAGTCGGTGCCGTTGGTATCTGTGCAACCGTAGGGATTAGATCGTATGGTAAAACGTCGGACAATATGTTTAGTATTGACTCAATGCGTACAACCCCTAGCTGACTGGCATCTTCCAGTTCTTGTACAGCGTATAAATTCTGCCGGTCTGCCGTTAGCAGATCGCTCATGTCAACGTTTGATCCATCAGTCCAGCCAACCAGCAGGTTCGTGGTCGGGGTTGTACGGTCCAGGGTTATTACATCGCCAGTAGTCGCAGTGAGCATCGCTATGGACGCATCGCTGACCCAGTTGTAATCAATGCCTTCGATCAGTAGCCGTTCGTAAGTTATCAGCAGTGGATCGTAGTTGGTGTAAAGATTCACATGCGCCCGCAGCAGGAACGGGACAGTGACCGCCAGGCTCAGCCCAGCGGCCCCTCCGTTGAAGCTCTGATAGCTGTAGGGCACAGCGGTAGCTGCATGGCTGCAGCCATCTTAGGCGCCCTGGCTACTGCCCCATCAGCCTCTGGGCCCTGGTGGTCTGCTGCTCAATGGTCTGCTCGTTCTGCTTGGCCACGTTGGCATCGCGCAGCTGGCGCCATTCGGCTGCTGCAGGGGTGGTGCTCATCTCCACTTGCTGAACCGCCAATGCGGCGTAGTAGTCATGGATCACCCGGACCATCGTGGGGCCAGGCAGCTTCATCACTTCCTTTAGTGGCCGGTCGGTGACGCGGCGATCAGTGGTAAAGGCTGGGTCGGCCTCCAGGTTCTTCCACGTCTGGCTGGCGAACAGGCCCCGCAGCGCTTGCTCCAGCGTTTTGCCGCTGGTCAGCCGGTCCATCAGGCCGTTTTCGTTCAGATCCACCGAGTAGGGGATCGAGGCCACTGTGCGCTCGCGGCCATCCATCGACACCTCCTTGGCATTGCGGCGCCAGTTCAACTGCCTGCCGAACACCGGGTCGTCGCCGATCGCCGCGCCCTTCACGGTGCCGACATAGCCGTTGAGCTCCTTCTCCAGGTCCTCGCCCATCAAGATCCCCTCCATCCGACCACTGACCAGCGGCGGCGGCGGGTTGAGCATGCCGATGCTGTCGAGGACCGCATGCACCGGGCTCCGGCTGGCAGTGCTGATCGGGGCCCACTTCGGCCAGATCGCTGGCGTGCCGACGCCCATCTTCTCCTGCCACTCACTGCGGAACATGCCCTCGGGCAGTCGCAGCTTGTAGCCCAGGTAGTCGGTTTCCTTGATCGGTTGCCCCATGGCCGCGGCCACGGATGGAACCGAGAAGTAGGCGAAGCTCCGCAGGTTGTCGCGGATGGCCTCCAGCGGATCGTTGGGATCCACCTCGTCCTGCAGCTCCCTGTCCTGCTGGTTCATGATCCGCGCCTGATACAGGTTGTTGGCGCGGAGGCTGCCGAACCGCTCCACGTCGCGCACGGGCCCCGACGCCGGGTTGAGCTGGCCATTGGCCAGGTAGCCCACCAGCTGCCTCCAGCGCCTCTCCGTGGGATCGATCATCAGTTCAGCCAGCTGGGCGAACTGGCCCAGGCTGGTCTGGCGCATCAGTTGACCAACAAACACCTGGCCTATGCCCATGAAGCCGTTGTACTGGTCGTATCTGGTGTATTCGCCATTGATGAAGGAGTCCTTGATGTCCTTGTAGAGGAACATGGTCTGGAGCACTGGCAGTGCTCCGAGGCTCAGCAGCGGGATCCCAAAAAGGCTGTTGGGGATGTGCCCTTCGGCCAGCCATTGCTTCCGCGCTGCGGGCTCCAGGGGGCCATTCCCTTCCACTACGCCGGCAGTCTCCAGGGCCGTGAACATGCCGACCATGCCCAGGAAGGTGGTCCACCCGCCGGCCACCTTCGCCAGTTGCTCGGTGGTCGGCTCCTGCCCCTTGAGCACATTGAACACGATCTTGGCCGTCCCGTTCAGCGGCGGCATCGAGTTCTTGAAGGTCCACAGGTACTGGTTGAAGGGGCTGCGCCAGTACGGGAACACTGCATCGACGTAGCGGTTTTGCCGCACTCCCATCACACCGTCGTCCACCTTCCCTGCGAACCCGTCGGGTCGGTTCTGCATCCTCGCGTAGCCGCTGAAGCTGAACGCTTCCTTCTGCTCCAGCGAGTTCAGCACCGGCATCCCCACCTTCTCGGCGGCTAGGAAGCTGGCGATCTCGTCGTCGCTGGCATCGTCCATGCTGAACTGCGCTCGAGCGTCACGGATGTTCTGCGGTGTCGGCGTGGCCTGGTAGAGCTCGTCGTCGAGCGCCGCCCGCACCGCGGCTCGCCGATCTGCCCAGCTTTCGGATGGCTTGGCCTGGATGCGTTGCAGCATCAGCTCGTTGGCCCTGGTGGTCATGAAGACCCGCAGGCCCGCCCGGTGATCCACGGCGCCCATCATCTGCAGGGCGGAGGTCACCGGCAGGCGAGCGCCCGTCGCTTTCTCGATCAGGTGGTTGGCCATCAGCTTCATGCCGATGAAGGCCTTGTCCCGCAACAGCAGCGGCCAATCGGCCACCGGCTCCTCGCCCAGGGATCTGAAGTAGTTGCCCAGTGACGGCTCGTTGGCGCTCGTCATTCGCACGTCAGTGAGCCCGCCTTCGCCTTCCTCCTGGTACATGGCCCGCACTCTGCGGGTGCCGTCGTCGCCCATGTTCTCTCCGTAGAGCACCTTCAGCGCCGCGTCGTACTGCTCAGCGATGTCCTGCGTCCCCTTGGTGCCCAGCGTGTCCGGGTTGCCAGCGAACGGGGTATCGGCCTCCATGAAGTGGTGACGCAGCGACTCCTTCCAGCTCTGCCGCACCACGTCGTGGGCGATGATCCCCGCCTCTGCGGCCACCCTGTAGCCCTCCAGCGTCTTGTCGGCGCTCAGCAGCTGCCGGGTCCACTTGGTCCCGATCGGCTGCGTCAGGTCCATGGCCCGCAGCCGCACGCCGTTCTCCCCGGCCTTCCGCACCCCCTCGGCCGCGAAGATCAGCTTGCCGCTCAGGTAGTTGTTGATCAGCTGGGTGTTGCCGCTGAACAGCTGGCTGTCCTTGACGTAGGCCTTGGCATTGCGGCGCCAGTTGTGTTCGAAGTCCGCGTCAACCGGGGGCGCCGCGGGGTCCGCCAGCTCCTCGTCCAGGGTGTCAGCGATCCTGGCCAGGTCGTCCAGGCCATCGACGCCGCGGCTGGAGGCTTCCGCCACCCTGCCGACCAGGCTGCCTGCTTGCACCACGTCCTTGTCGCCAAAGATCCGGGTGGCCTGCTCGAAGATGTCGTCCTGGACCCTGCCGATGAAGCCGGTCAAGTCCATGCCTGGATCGCGCTGCAGCTGCTGGAGCAGCTGACCCGATACCCGGCGAGACAGGGCCGCTGAACGGTGGGCAAACACGGCCTTGCGGTAGGCATCGACAAACTCCCCCTTGGCCTCAACCGCTGGCGGCAGCCCGGTGTCGTTGATCTGCTTGCGGATCAGGGCCAACTTGCTGCTGAGGTTCACCCGCGTCATGTCGGCAAACACCTGCAGCCGGGTCTGGTTGTCGAGGATCGAGAGGAACGGCGCCACGTTGGTGGTGATCGCCTGGGCCAGGCTGTCCTTGTTCAGGGCATGACCGGCAAAGGCGAAGCCATCGGCCAGCCGCTGCGCGAAGGTGTCGTAGTCGTTGACCGCAGTGACGCGGGCAAAATCGACTGGGTTGTTCTTGTCCCAGCTGCCGGTGAAGGTCTGCAGCAGGGCCACCATCTGCTGAGCATTGTCGAAGCCAAGGCGATCCACCAGCTGGGCAGCGTTGATGAACCAGCCCTGATCACCAGCCGGTCGCAGCTGCTGGCCGGCGGCCCTGGCAGCGAAGTCCTGCATGGCGTCCGAATGGGCCATGTTGGCCTCCTTGAACCAGCGGTCGAAGTTGACCTCCACCTCCTCCCCGGTGCTGCGATCCCGCAGGAACACGGCAGGCACGTCTTCGCCGGCTCCCGCGGCCTGGCCGCCCATAGCCCGCCGGAGCACGTCATCCAGGGCCTTGCGGTCACGCTGCTGGCGCTGCATGTCCTGGAAGCTGTCGTCGCAGTTGTTGGCCATGATCAGCAGCCCTCCTCGATGGCGCGTTGTTTGATGGACTCGATCTTGTTGTCGATCTCGGCCATGCGGCGACTTGCATAGTCTCTCGCCTCCGCCAGGGCCTGCTCCGGGTTGCCCTGCTCTGCAGCGGCCAAGGCCTTCTTGGACACGCCTTTCAGCTTGCCGCCGTCCAGCTCCCGCAACTGGCCAGCCAGTTCATCGAATAGGGCTTTGGTTTCGGCCGGGCCGGGAGGCGTCCTCGCTTGCTGCATTGCGTCTGCCGACCCGATCACCTGCGGCGCCGCTGGCAACAGCTCAGTTGGCGCCCATCCTTCCGCGATGCCCGCCTCAGCCTTCTTCTGATCGAAGGTCATGTCGTGGTAGCCCATGGCCTCGCGTTCGGCCCTGGCCACCTCCTGCTGCATCGCGGTATCGCGCTCCAGGTACTCGGCTGCCAGCCGTGCCTCCTCGACATCCAGCTTCTTCATGTCTCCAGCAGCAGTGCTGATTTCGTCGAGCATCTGGCGAGTGGCCGCGTTCTGCCCGCTAATCGTGCGGAACATTTCCGCATCGCTCTTAGCCATGCGACCCATCAATTCAGCGAATCGTTCGCTGAGCGTGCCCTTTGGCTTTTGCATATTGCTCTCGGCTTTGAGCTTTCTCGCGCTGTCAGCAACATCGCCAAGGCCAATCTCATCAAGCATCTGGCGAGTGGCCGCGTTCTGTTCGCCAACCGTGCGGAACAATTCGGCATCGCTCTTGGCCATGCGACCCATCAATTCCGCAAAACGTTCACTTAACTTGCTTTTTGGCTTTTGGGTGTCGTTAAACAGCGGCATCGAGTTGTCGTATTCGGTCACCCCGAACAGTCCGGTCTGGCTGGCGTCTTGGGCATCCATGGCTGCGCCCAGCCGGCCCTGATTGACCTTTCTGATCTCCTTGTCCCATGCCTCCACGGCCTTGGTGTCGCCTGCATCCAGGGCCTGCTGCCGTTGCTGCTGGGCGAACTTCAGCTGGCTGTCGCCGCCCATCACGTCCTGCGCGTCGATCCCGCGGGCGGCCTTGGCCACGTCGATCTCCGGCGGTGCAGGGGGAACGGGGATCGGGGTGGCCGATGGCCGCACCTCGCCTTGCGCCGCGGCTTGGTTGAGCACCAGCATCTGGTTGGCCTCATGGTCCTTGGCCGTCTTGGGCATCGGCAGCTCGGGCTCCACCGGAACCGGTGCCGCTGGCTCGGGCTGCTTGGGCAGCATCACCTTTTCGGCGGCCTGGGCCAGCTCGCCCTGGATCCGGCGGGCCACCACGTCCGCCTTGGCCCCGGCGGCGATTTCCTCAGCCCCTGCGTTCAACAGTGCGCTGATCTCGTTGTCGGATGCCCACCAGACCGCATCGAACACCCGGCCCAGCTGTTCCGCATCGAGGCCCGCCTGCATCGCGGTCTGCGCGTCGATCTGGCTGTTGCCCTTTGCCTCCAGCGTGCCGGCGTTGCGCGAGGCCCCCTTCAGCGCCCGCTTGTCGGTTGCCAGGTTGGCCTTGACCTTGTTGACCAGCTTGATCTTCACCACCGTCAGGTCGCGCTCTGCAGCCGTCTCGAAGCCAGGGATCTCGCCCTGCTTGATCCGGCCGCCGCTGTCGGCTGCTGTGGTCGGCGTCCCACGGGCAAGGTCAATCAGCCGCGGGAAGTTCTCCTCGGTCCTGAAGAACTTGTCGTCCTGGTACTTCGTCCACACCGATTGCATCTTCTCGGGGCTCAGCCCTGATGCCCCCAGCGCTATCGCACGCGCCTCAGGGAGCTCGCCGGTCAGGCCTGCCTGGAAGATGTTGTCGGGCAGCGCCGCCAGCTGCAGGCCCTTCTCCGCGTGGCCGGAGTTGAGCGGCAGACCCGCTCTCCCCGCCTGGTCCATGTCGAAAATCCCGGCATCACGGAAGAACTTGGCTGCGTCCCATGGCGTGCCGCCGCCGCTGGCGATGTTGTCCATGGCGCCCAGCGCTCGCGCCTGCTCGGGCGTGTTGGCCAGCAGCCGCTTCACCGGCACCGTGGGGATCCCCAGCTGCATTGCCTTGGCCAGCCGGTTGTGGCCGTTCACCACATAAGTCTTGCCCGTTGCCGGGTCTTCCCAGACCAGCAACGCGCCTTCCATGCTGGTGTTCCAGCGGTCCAGCCCTTCCAAGCTGCTCCCCTTCTGCACACCCTTGCTGTTGGTGTTGAGCTTGTACTGGAACCGCTCAGGGTCGGCCACCAGATCAGCGGTTCGGGCCAGCTCGATTCCGGCCTTCAGGCGATCGGGCATGACCGTGGCGCCACCATCCGCCAGGGCCGACAGCGTTTCCAGCGCATCCTCACGGGTCAGCTCCTCAAACGATCGGCCGGTGCGGGCATGGGCCTCACCAAACAGGCCGGGGTTCACTTCCGGGTGGAACACACCCAGCAGCTCGTCGTCGCGGAGATTGGCCCACTCGTCACGGCGGGTCAGGAACTGGTTCTCGGCCAGCTTTTCGGTGGGCGCCACCACGTCCGTGGCCGTCAGCTCCGGCCGCGGGGCCACCGGCTGCCGGTTGGCCAGGGCCTCCTCGATCCGTGGCAGTACCGGGCCAGGGGTCTGGGCGATCTGCTCCACCACGGCCGGATCCAGCCGCTCCAGGGCCAGAGCGATGTGGTCGATCTCGGGCAGCTCCGGGTCGTACACCGGCTCCGCCATGTCGTCGGCTGCGGCGGGGGCCTTCGATGCGGCGGGCTCCGGCGCTGCTATGGGGGCAGGGGTCGCAGCTGCTGCCGGGGCCTCGGGGGGGGGCGCCGCCCACGGGTCCACCATCGGATCAGCCTGGGGGAGATCCCCCGGCGTGGCCCTGCCAAAGGCGGTGAAGTCGTCGCCCTCGGCTGAAGGAATCAGCGGCGGTGCAGCCGGTGGTGCCGGCGCAGCGGCTGGTGCTGGCTGGCTGGTGGGGTTGTACGGCACGCCACGGGACGCGGCCAGCTCCTCCGGGGTGATGCCCAGCATCGCTGCGTCCTGTTCCAGCAGGGAGCCAACAGGCTTGGCCGGCGCGGGAGCCACGGGGGCCGGCGGCGGCGGTGGAGGAGGCGGCGTCGTCGCCGTCTGCGTGAAGTTGTGCCCCCCAGTGGTCGGGTCCGGTTCCTGCAGTCCGTTGGCCACCGTCTTCTGGCGTGCCCTGGTCAGCTCCTGCGCTGTGCGGTTCTCCCGCAGCGCCCTGGCGATGTGCGGCGTCCGCTCAAGCAGTCCCGCTGCGCCGCCCAGGGCCCCAGCGAACACCATGGATGCCGGGATCTCCCGCAGGCCAGCGGAGATCCGGTCGTCGCGGGTGGGGTCAGCCGACAGTGCGTCCGGCACCGGCACACCAACCGCCTTCAGCAGGCTGCTGGGCCCGCCCATCGTGTTGTCGGTGAGCAGGTTGGCGGCGCCTTCGTTGGCCGCCGTGTTCGCCCCCCATCGCGCTGCCTTGGCAGCAACACCGGCACCCTTCACCAGCCGGCCGGCCTGCAGCGCCCCCACCGGGGCCAGGGCGGCGTTCATCGCAACCCCAGCTGGGATGGCCTCATAGACATCCCGATCCGATGGCGACATCTCCTCCGGCAACCGGCCGCCCAAAGCCTTGGTGGCAGCTCTGCCTGCCGCGAGAATCGCCTTGCCTGGCAGCGTGCCCTCGGGATCCCGCGATGGCCCGAACAGCCCCAGGGCCGGCAACGTCACCACGCCAGCGGCGCCCACCGCTGCCTTGAGCACCGGGTTCTTGATGCGGTTGTAGTTGCCCCAGGATCGCTGGGCCAGGTTCACCCCGGCCAGGGCGGCATCAGAGCCAGCGCGAACTGTGGCGCCAACCACCATTTGGCGGGCCGTAGGGGGCAGCAACTGCATGATCGGCAGCGCCGGCTTCCGGTCAGTGGGCCGCGGCCTGTTGAACTGCTCAGCCCGCTTGGCCTCGTACTTGAGGTTGTTCGCCATCCCTTGCGGGGTGACGTGCCACCACCACGGTTTGTCCTTCGACTCCTTGCGCTTCGGGGTCGGCTTGGCCGGCCCAAACCCGCCGCCACCCGTCACCGGCACACTGCCAGCCGCGCCGCCACGGGCACGCCAGCGGCCGTTCTTGTCCTTCTCGTAGGTGTAGGGCATGGGTCAATTCCTCCGTTGGCCAGGTGGGTCTGATCCACCACCCCGGAACTCGAAGTGGCCGCCGTGGTCCTTGGCGCCTCCGTACCGATGCAGGAACCAGCCGTACCTGGCGCCATTCCTCGCAATCCAGTCATGAGATGCGCCGTGAATGTCCATGGCGTTGCCGCTGAGGTGCTGCGACCCGGCAGCGCCACCGACGGCGGCGTTCTTGCCCGGGGAGCGCTGTGCGCTGGCAATGTCGCTGGGCTTCACCACCCCGCCGGAGTCGCGCACCATCGCGGCAAAGGCGTTGGCTGCAGACCGACTGAACACGATCGGGCGGCCCTTCGCATCACGGGCGCCGGGGACGGTGTAGCCGCTGCCTGTCTCCGTGTGAGAAGCTGCGATGGCAGGGCCTTGGTCCCAGCGGCTTCCGCCTCCACCGCCAGGGCCTCGAGATGACGCGGCCGATGCAGGCCTGGCGCCAGTCACGAAGTCCAGCGCAGCGCCGGCAACCACCTCCAGCGCGGCGCCAGTCAGTATCGCCAGGTTGGGGAACCGCTGCGCCGTGGCCCGCTGGCTCACCATGTAATCCCCGGCGCCGGCATCGGCCGCGGCCCGCTTCAGGATCTTCTGCTGCAGCTCCGGAGGCAGGTTGAAGATCGGGTTGCCCTCGTTGTCCTGGTATTTCTCGATCTGCTTCAGGATGAACTGGCCGCCGTTCTGCGCGCCGGAATCCCGCCAGGCCTTCTCGAACGCCTTGGGCCATGGCTTGCCCTGAGCCGCCGCTTCGATCAGCTGGTTCAACGCTGGAGCGCTGAGCACCGGCACCTTCTCGTACTGGCGCAGCAGCACCTTCCGGTCGGGGATGTTGTCGAGGCCGTTGACCTCGTAGACCTTGCCGCTGTACGGCTGCACCTGGGCCTGCGGCCGGGGGCCCTGGACTGGGCCAACGCCATTGTTCCTGGGCTTGGTGGCCGGCGTGATGCCAGGGGTGCCGTAGTACGGGCTGCCAGGGAACAGGTAGGCCTTCTGCCTGTCTCCGTCTGGCCCGGTGCCGTACTTGGTCAGCGTTTCAAGGGTGACTTGGCGCACCTCGGCGTCACTCAGCCGGCTGCCCTTCTTCCCTTCAGCGTGCATCAGCGCAGTGTTGACCTGGAAGGTGTATGCCTGCAGTTGCAAGGCACGTGACGTGTTGCGATCCCCTTTGAATTTCTCGTCCTGAGGCGAGCGCGAAGGATAATTGGTATTCAGCTGCTGAGTGATGTACGGGCTGATTACAGAATCTCTCGCCTCCTTGTATTGCGTCATGCCGGTGTTGTCTTTGTCGAAGGCGCGGATCGCGTCATTCAGGCGCGACCTGACTTTGTTGGCTTCTTTTGGATCGTATCGGTAGTGCTGGGCGATCGTTTCGACACGCTGATACTCGGCTTTGGCGTTCCATCTGTCGCCGCGCCTTTGCGCCATCGCAGCCAGTTCTCGCTCAACCAGGCCGGGATCGGGCCGGTCCTCAAAGCGCAGGGAGCTGTCCAGGTTGCCAGCAGCTGCGGCACGCTTCACCAGCTCGGGCATTGAAATACCGGCTTGTGCTATAGCACTCTGGTTGTTGTTCCAGTATTCCCCAATCGCCGCGTCTCTTGCGGCTGCTCGCTCGGGCCCAGGCGGGATGCCGCTGGTTTTGTTCCAGATGTAGGTCTCAAACCCATCCGCTCCGTCGAGCATGTCCTCCCGCATGCCCTTCATTTCCGCACGACGGGCGGCGCTCATCCTAAACTTTATTTCAAGATCCTCATCCATGTAGACAGATGACAGCACTAATCGCGCTGGCTTACCTGTGGCCGGGTCAATAATTGGCTTGCCGTTTTCATCAAGCACCTCATCGGTAGATTCCAGGCTGCCAATCATCCGCCGGAGCCCATCATTCCCGCCCCACCCCAGCTTGTCCAGCGTCTTAAAGATTTCCTTTTGCCGCCTTCTGCCGTCGCCAGGTAGCGCTCCTGTTTGTGTAACGCGATCCAGTTGGCTTTGAAGTAAATTTTTCAGGGCTGAATTAAACATTGCCGCCTGCTGCGGATTGCCCGTCAGCGTATAAGCCGCACCGTTGTACTCAACGGTCTTGGATGACATCGCCGCTAGGTAGGTGTTTCGCATCTGTGCGGCCGTGCTCTCGATCGCTTTGGCATCCAGGAACTCCTGCCGGTCCTTGGCGATCTGCAGACCCACCTTTTCCCTTGCCTTCTCGACCTCGGGCGCCACGTAGCGCTGAAACGCTGGGCTTTCGGCCGTCAAGCCATAGCGCTCCATCAGCGTGGCGCTGTACTCGTCCGCGATCCGCCGCACCTGGCCCTGGCCCTGATCCGGCGCCAGGTAGTCGATCTCACCGGCGCGCTGTTGGATGGCATCGGATAGCCCGATGGCCACCTCGCCGCCGGCCACCTTCGCTTTCCCCCGCTCGTACCCGATCTGTCGGTACGGGCTGAGCAGCGCCATGATCCCAGCCGCCTGGGGATCCTTCTTCGCCAGCGCACGGTTGGCCGCGGCGTGCTTCAGCTCCGCGTCCTCCATGGCGGCATCGTTCTGTGCCAGGCCCCGCAGCGCCTCGGCTCGGGCCACCGCTTCGCCCTGCCGCATCTGGCTGTCGGCGTACCGCAGCCCGAGAGACTGCATTACGGGTGTCAGCTGCCGGTTGAAGGCTTCCAGGTTGCCGGCCAGCGTCTCAAACGCATTGGCCCCCTGGACATTCGGCGTGCCGCCCTGCTGCACGACGTCGGGCTGCCTGACGGCGGGCAGCTGCGCCGGCCGCATGGGCTCAGCCACGCTGACGCGCACCGGCTCGATGAAGGCCTGGACAGGCCTGGCCACCGGCTGGATCTGGTTGCCCTCTTTGCGTGCCATGTCAGGTTGCCTTCAGTTTCCCGAGCGCACTGGCGGTGCTCATGTAGGTGTTGACGCCGCCCAGCAGCGATGTGCCGACCGACAGGGGCCCCATGCCGCCAGGGGCCGCCCCGGTCATCGACGGTGCCGCTGGAGTCAGCAGGGCCGGTAGCGGCGGGTACGGTGCGATCGGATCTTGGTACTGCTGCTTCTCGTAGAACGGCTGGCTGTTGTAGGCATTGAGATACCGGGCCACGCTGCTCAGCTGGTCCCGCCTGTACTGCCGGCTCCGCAGGCCCTCGTTGATCTCGCTCAACGTCTGGTAATCGCCCATCTGGCGGGCAAAGTCGTTGACGAACCGATCGGCCGTGTTGCCCTCCTGGGCCAGCGCCTGGTACGCGGCCGACTGCTGCAGCAGGCGGTACTGGTACTGCTGGAAGGCCACGGCCTCCTGCATCCCCACCTCCTGGTACTGCTGCGCCACGGCCTCGCTGTTGACCATGAACTCGGCGCCAGCTGCAGCGCGGGTTTGCCCCACCACGCTCGCCTGGTTGGCCTCCTTGGTCAGTTCGAAGTTGCGGAGCTGGTGGACATAGGCCAGTGACTGGTTATATGAAACCGTGTCCTGCCAGTATTGCTGCTGAGCCGCGGCGTTCGATAGCCGTGTGTTGAGGCTGGCCTGCCACTGGTTGAACTGCGCTGTGGCGCTCTGGTAAGCCCGCTGGTTTTTGTACTCCTGCTGCTGCGCCCTGTTCTGGGCGATGCCACCGAACAGGCTCAGCCCGGTGGAAACTGCTGAAACGCCAAGGGAGATCGGGTCAAGGGAGGGGAGTTGCATCAGGAGTCCCTCCACACATGACGAAATAGCTGGCAGCCAGGACCCAGGGGTTCAGGTGTGGCAATCTTGAATCCCATTGACCTCAGCCAACGAACCGATTCTACGTTCGCCGCAAAGACCCAGTTCTCCAGCAGTGGAGACTCCCCTCGCGCCCGCTGATCCTCGAGTAACCCATCAGTCCATCGCCGGCCACCCAGGGCCAATGCCGCCCGCCGCTGCGGCGTCGCCGTCAGGCCATCGGTGCCCAGCAGCCACACCACGCTGCCGTTGAGGCCAGCCACGCCCAGAGGCTCGCCATCGTCAGCATGAATGCAGCTAACAATCCTCGACTCTCCCCATGCCTCCAGCAGCGCTTGGGCGCCACTGATGCCGTAGGCATACCGGCACTCCAGATCATCCCTGCGGCGGAGATTGAGCGCCACGTGCTCCACCATCGACAGATACGCCGGTCCGAACTTCATTGCAGCGCCTTGGCCTTGCTGGTGATCTGCGCGATCCAGTCGCAACCGCTGAACATGCACGGGTTGGGTGTGGCGTTGACGAGCTCCACCATGCAGCTTTCGCCTCGGGCCTGGATTGGGATGTTGAACACCCCTTCGGAATATTGGCGCTCCCCAACGTCGAGCCCCTGACCAAGGGTGCTGCCCACCTGGCTGTTGCGTACCCCCAGCTGCCAGCCATCGAAGGTGTAGACCGCGGTGGACCTCCGCTCCGGTGTCACCTCGGCATGGAAATAGCCAGTGTCGTGGTAGCGCACCTTGGCGCTGCGGACCTGTGTTCGATCGACGTTGCTGGCAACTCGGCCGCCGCCCTGGTCCCGCATCAGCTTGAACCGACTGAAGCGATACCGGAACTCAAACGCCTCGCCAAACATCACGCTCTTCCCACTCCAATCACCCCGTGCCGTAATCGTGTTGGCCCCGGCCACGGCGACGCCGAGAAACTTGCCGCCGTTCTGGTCGGGGCCGTACATGCTCCAGGCTTGCGTGTCCGCCGCGGCGGTGTACGGCAGGGTCCAGGTCGTGGTTTTGGTCGTAGCGCTGTAGGTGCCGCCGGCCACCCGGGCAATTGCTGGCGTGTCCTCTGTGGTGGTCACGGCGCGATCCAGCAGCAGCGTGGTCAGCGCATCAGTGCTCAGCCGGTCAGCCACCGACATCCGCTCTAGCCACACGCTGCCATCGGGATATTCGACCAACAGGTACAGCGTCTCCAGCACGCACAGGATCTGCAGCACCCGACTGGCGCCAACCAGCTGCCAGTACGACCAGCTGCGCTGTATGCGTTCAACACCCAGAGTCCCGCCGCGGTCCAAATATTTGTAGGCGTAGATCCGGTCCTGGTATCCGGCCTTCTTGCTGATGGCGAACCAAGCGCTGGCCGTTTCGTCGCCCGCCAACTGCGTCACCCCTGCCGGGATAAAGGTCGGGACGTGATCGGTCAAGCTCGGCGCCGATGCGGCCACGGAAGCCCCCGCACCTCGGACGCTGAACTCCCGAAACTGGGACCAAGCGCCATTGGACTGGGCAAACACAATCCCAGACGCAACCTGTAGCGGCTTGACGGCCACGTCGCCCTCAAAAGCCATCACGACGCTCACCGAGGCGCTGGCTGGCGTGAGGCCCGCGGTGTCACTGCTTAAACGAAACACCAGCTGGTCGGAGCGCAGGATCAACTCGTCCTGGTTGGGCACTGCGTACCGAAGGACGGAAACCCGGCTGCTGCTAGCTGACAGGTCGATCGGATCGGTGTCGAGCACCGTCGTCACCGTCTCAGGGAAGAAGTCAAAAAATGCCTTGGCCCGACTCAGGATCACGTTTTCATCGGCCAACAGGCCCAGCCGGTTCCGGTGGATGAACACGTCCTGGATTGCATACCCGATGAAGGACGGGTCGGGCGCGGTGTCGTAGTCGCCGGCCGTGCGTTGCCCCCAGCTCGGGATCTTGGTGCCGCCCTGTGTGCTCCCGTTGGCAGGCCCGAAGTAGAAGGTGCCATCAGCAAGCCGCACCAGCAGTTGGGGCATGGTGGCCGCATCCAGCTGGTAGGGCATGCCGGGGGCCACGCACTCCTGCCACGACCCCTCGCCAAATGTGGCCGTGGCCCCCCTGGGCACGAAGTTGACGAAATAGCCGTCGTACCGGTTGGTAGGGTCGCCCACCACCTCCACCTGGTATCCCTTAGGAGCAATAGTCGGCAGATCAGTAAAGGCCTGCACCGTGTTGGTGATGGCCGTGATGTCGGCGTTGGCTCTCGCATCAGTGGCCGCCACCGTGATCGGACTGAACGACTGAAAATGCAGCACCGATCCTTCCCTGGCGCTCAACACTCCGGTGACGGGGGCTAGCGCCACCTTGAGCTCTTCAGCGATGGCAGCTGCGCTGATCCGGTTCTCGGTCACCGTGCTGCCAGCAGTCTCCACTGGCTGCACTGGAGTGGTGATCGTGGCCACGGTGCCATTGATCGACACCCGGTAGGACTGCCCGTAGTTGGCGGCCTTGACCCATACCAAGGCCTCGTAAAATGAGGGCCGGGTCGTCGCGGGCGCCACCGCCGCAGTCATCGCCGGCACGCGCTTGATGCTGCTGATGAACGTGAAATCGGCAATGCTGGCTGCCCGTACATCTGTGGCGCAGCTGGTCACCGTGGACAAGTAGCCGTATCCAGATGGAGCCGTGACCGTCTTTTCGATCCCGTCAAGATCAAAGACTCGAATCGCGGTCTTGCCGATCACCACTAAGTACTTCTCTCCACTATCCCTCAAAATCGAATGAAAGAAGACATCGCCCAGCGTTGCAGTGCTAAGGCGTCGAATAACGCTGGTGCCAGCACGTTTCCTTAACCCATCAGCCAAGGAGGAATAGCCGTTGACTTGCACTTCTCCTTGCGTCGGGTCACGCTGTGAGTCCGATTGCTGGCTGACCCCCTGTATCAGGTTGGCGATGGAATAGCTGCTGAGAGTCATGGCTGAGGAGGCTCAACAGGGGCCCCGAGCGAATCGATCAGGCTCTGGGGTATGTGGTAGCTCACGGCAAGCTGCGTCATGGCCGCAGCGATTTCAGGCGCGACGAGACTCGCCTCGCGCAGCAGCAGCCAGGCACCCTCAAACAAGCCGGAATCGCCGAATGGCATCGAGGCAACTGCAAGTCCGCTCGTCAGGCTGGTCAAGGCATTTACCGCCCTGAGAAGCTGCTCCGTCCGCTCGGCGTTGGCTGTCGGCAGCTCCGCACCAATGATCGCCTCAGCGCCCAACTGCGCGGCCCCCAACATGGGCGATTGCAGTAACTGCTGAAGAAAGCCACCCCAGTCAGGCTCTGGGTCTGGGGGAGGGTGGTAGAGAGTTATCGCCGCTTCTATTTGCTCCGGTGGCGTCGTGTTGCGCGACAGCACGACGGGCGGGCGGTTGCCGATCTCGTCTGTGATCGTGACAGTATTGGCAGTATAGCTTATGGCCATTATACAAAAGCCCCGTATTGCAGCCACGCAACTGGCGCTCGACTTGCACCAAAAGCTGTGCCCAGTGTTGCCCCGGTCAAGTCGGGCCAGGTGCCAAACGTTTGAGATATGGTGTAATTAAACATTGCATTAGTGTTGTTCACGCCAGCAATAGACGCAGGCCCGCACAGGTTCCAGGAATGCAAGCTTCCTGCTGGTAGCGCCAGGAATGCCAGAGTGGTGCCGGTGCTGACGTTTGCAGCTAAAAAATACGTGCGCTCCGCGATTACATTGAACGGTGTCCCAAATGTTTCGTTTAGGTTTGCAGACGCCGCGCCACTGATTGACGACGTTACACCTATAGGTGTACCAACAGGCACGCCGTCCGCTGAGGCATAAAAAGCGATTTGAAACAATGATGAAGCAACAGCCGTTACAACCCTCAACTGCAGCGCATCAACACGCCCAGAACGCTGTACTTGGAACGGAATGATTGCTAGCGTATTGGCAGGGTTTGCGGCTCCAACTGCAACCGCGCCCTGGAAAGGGCAAAACGATTTATTCAACGCGTACAGGTCGTTGGCTGCTCCGCCCCCGCCTGTACCTGTTGCCGTCAGAGTTCCACCGCTAAGGTTCAGTCCAGAGCCGACGGTGATCTCCTCCGGGGCCCCCACGCCTGCCGTGGTGCGCCCCAGCAGGCGAGCAGGGTTCATGGTCACGCCGCTGCTGCCGATCGCGCCGGTCAACGCACGGCCAGCGATATTGCCCACCATTTTCTGGATCGCCTGCAGAACCGAATCGGAGGCGCTCACCGTGCCGGCCTCTGCGGTGAATCCGGTCAACGCAGCGCCGATCGCTCGGGCGGCAGTGAAAAACAGGTTGCCGCCGGATTCCGACAGGTCGCCGGTGCCAAGCGTGACAGCGCCCGTTTGGCCGTTGATCGAGCTAACGCCGGCTGCACCTGTCGGCATCTGGAACCAATCAGCCAGGGCCGATCCGTCATTGGCGACGATCACCCACTCGCTGGCCTGACCATCGGTCCTGATGCACCAGTCGCCCCCCTGCCCCCTGAGGGCGAGCATTGCGGACTGGCTGGCAACCGAGCCCAGGTACTGGACCAGGGCAATGGCAGGGATCTGAGAGGTGGGCACCAGGCCGCCCACCAAGTCCGCCTTGAGGGCCAGTGCCGAAGGGGTGGCAAAATCAGTAACAGCCGCCTGCGCCGCCGTACCCAGCCCCAGGCTGGTCCGGGCCGTCGCTGCGACCAGGCCCGCAGAGCCGCCGTCCCAGCGCAACCGCTCAGCAAAGGCCGTGTTCCAGTTGGCTTGGCTGGAATTGGGGGGCAGGCTGTAGCCAGCGGCATAGCTCAGGGCGAGGTTGCCGCTCCCCGTCACCGGCGAGCCGGTCACGTCGAATCCCGTCGGGGCGACCAAGCCCACGCTGGTCACCGTGCCCGAGCTCCCCCCATCACCACCACCGCCGCCGCTGCCGGTGGCTGTCAGCGCTCCGCCAACAATCGCCAGCCCGCTGCCCAAAGGGAGTGGACCAACCAAGCCTCCCGTGCCAAACAGCGCCAAGCTGCCTGCATTGGAAGCCTGCCCCGATAGCGTCAGCCCGACAAAGCTTGGCGACGCGGTAGTCCCTAGGTCCTGGGGCAGGGTGACGCCAGGGCCTGGGGGCGAAGCGCCTCCACCGCCCCTGACAGCACCGCCAAGCGCCATCCCGCCGCCGCCGCCGCCAGTGCGCCGACCCAGGCCCATGGATGGCCGGAACGTGGCCCACGACTCCTCGCCGGTGATCGCATTGGGCTGGCTCTGCTCGGTGTCCACCCGCAGCAGATCGGCCCAGGCCTGGTTCTCGTCCTCCTGCGTCAGCTGGTATGTCGCCGTGTTGCCGATCGCCCGGTTGCTGAACACCCGGGCCGCGCGGATGGTCGCCCAGCGGTTGAACACCTCGGGGCAGTCGTCCCAGGGCAGTAGTGAAACGATGTCGGCCTGGATCGAGGCAATGTCCGCAGGGATCGCGTAGCTGCGTCCCTCACTGTCGTAGACCCTGCCCCCCCTGGCCTGGAAGCGACCGTTCCAGTCCAGCCGACTGGGGGCCCACTTCACCACGCTGGCCGGGATCAGCACTTCCCCTGACGTGGCGTCCCGGTGGAAGGCCACGCCCCACTCACGGTTCCAGCTCCAGCCGCGGGTCTGCCCTTCCTTGTGGTACTCCAGCAGCGTTCGCTCAGCCTGCGCCGCTTCGCCAACCCGCTGGGTTTCCAGCGTGTTGACCGGCGCCTCGCCAATCACGGCCAAGCAGATGTTCACCGCCTCCAGCAGGCTGGTCCGACCAGGGGTAACCGCTTGGTTGGCCAGGCCCATGGAAGGTTCCAGGCGTGCAGACCAATCCTACCGACGCACGCACAAAAAGACCCCTGAGGCAGGCTCCCAGGGGTCGGGTTTGCTTCATCCCACGCACAGGTTACGGGGTAATGATCGCTCCTGCGCACTCGGGGCTGAGCTTGCCCATGCCAATGGCCATGGAAGCCACCAGCAGCTGGCTCTGGTACACCACGTTGTAGTCGCCGCCGGAAGCAGTCATCTGCAGCTTGGGCTGCCGCAGATTCAAGATCCCCATGGCGTCGCGGTGATAGATCAAAGCCTGGCACTTGCTCAGGTTTTGGGCGTACTCAGAGTTGGTGTTATCGCCAGTCTGGAGAGTGTACGCCGGCTGGGTGATGAAGTTGGACCAATACACGGGCACGCCATAGATCATGCCTGCAAACACTTCGCGGACAGTGCCGTTGGCGCCAGTGCCGCCGTTGAAGTCCGTGTTGATAATGCGCTTGCTGTCCTGCAGCCATCCGCACACGTCGGGGTTGACCACGCACACCATCCCGCTAGTAGGGATGTGCTTCTTCTGTTTGAGAATCACCATCGCTTTGATGGCGGCGTAGAGCTCGTCCCCCTTGGCTTCGTTGGTCGCGGCAGCAAAGCCGGCTGACAGGGTGATCCTGTCGCCCGTGCGGCCAGTGTTGTGGGCCAGAGCCAGCGGCTCAGCGGTGGTGCTGGCTGCAGCGAACAGAATGCGAGCAACGCGGGCTTCCCGCTCGTCGGCCAAGGCCTCGCCCAGCTGGTGCATGATCTCCGCCCGTTGGGACGGAGACTCCTTGAGTTCGTCCAGGTCGTAGATCGATTCATCGGCGACCATCAGGCCGTCGAGATAGAGGATCCGGCTGTTGTTGTCGGAGGGGTTGTTGGTGGTGCCGTCAATCGGAGTCCCAGGCACGTGGTAACCGGCCTTGCGGCGGCCGGTCAGCAGGAAGCGCATGGACCGCCCGCCCTTAATGGTCTGGGACTTGACGGTTGAGCTGAGAATCTTTTTCTTGTCGTAAGCGGTCAGCAGTTCGTCACTGCCAAGGTCAAGGAACAGGGCATCGACAGAGCCGGCGCCCCTGATCTGTCCCAATCTGGACAGACCAAGTAGGTCAGCGGACATGGCTGGTAAAGCGGTGGAGAGTTCTTTGTTTGGGACCCAACGCCTCCCGCCTACCGAGGGTTATCGCCCGCAGGCGGCCCTGATGACTACAAGGGTGGAACGATCCACTTAAAAGTTACCACTTATTTGCACGCCTGGAGCGTTGATGCTTGGCATCTACCCGGCGCTGGTATGACTCGTCTCGGGTGTACATCTCGCTGCCGTTTTCGTCCCTGGCGTACCGCTCCTTCTGCCAGTCGCTGCGGGATTCGTACACGTCGGCCGGTTCGCTGGTCTGAGCACCGCCGCCCAGGAAGTCGGGCTCGGCCCTGGTCCCAGTGGCCCGCGCCTGCATCGCACGCAGCGCCCATTGAGCGGCGAGGACGTTGCCGGAATCCACGGCAGCCTGGTAGTCGGCCTTCTCGGCTGCGCTCAGGTTCGTGGCAGCCCAGCGGGACAGCTGCTCAAACGCCGCATCGCCACCGACCGATTGCCGAAGGGCGGCCACAGCCTCGGGGTTGTCGTTCAGGCTCACGGCCTCAGCAGCAGCAGCCGGGGTCTGGGGCTTCACACCGGCCAGGTACGTCTCCACCAGGGCCCTGGGCAGCTTGCCCTTCTCCACCAGGGCATCGACGTAGGGGGCCACGTCTTCGCCGGCCTCCAGCTTCGCGGCCATCTCGAAGGGGTTGATCTCGGCCGCCTGGATGGCGGCCGCCACGGTTTCGCCGTAGACCTCGACGCCCCGCTCCGGGGTGTAGGCCTCGGGCGAAGCGGCCGGCGCCTCCGGTGGTGCAACCTGCTCGGCCTTCTGGCCCAGCTTGCGCTCCAGCTCCTGGTACGCCTTGGCCAGCTCCTCGGGTGACTTGAACTTGCCCAGCAGCTTCTCGCCTTTGGCTGCCTCCTCCTCCGGAGCCGGCGCCGGGGGGCCATCCGTGATGCCCAGATCGTTCAGGAACTGATCGAGGATCGCAGCCTGCTTGGGGCTGGCCGGATCCACCATCTGCTTCAGCTCGGCGGGCGCCTCGATTTGATCGAGGGCCTTGGCTTCTGTCGCTGGGGTTTCGGTGGTCATTGGGGTTGGGGTTCGGTGTCGGGTTGTGGGCTGGACATCTGCTGCACCGCCATGGCGGCGTTGCCTAGCTTCTGGGGATCGCCCATGCCGGCCTGGATCAGCTGCTGCTGCTGCTGCGCTTTGGCCGCGGCAGCCTGCTCCTCCTGGATCCGCTCGTCGCTCTTGACCAGCAATGGGTTCACACCCATGGCGGTGCAGAACTCCCGCAGCCAGGCAGCTGAATCAACCAGCTGGCCAAACTGCTGTGGCAGCGCCTGCCCGCCTTGCATGGCGAACGCTGCCAGCCTCTCGGCGTCGGACTGGCGGCCCAAGGCGGCGAGGCCCACGGAGATCACCGGCTCCACGTTCTCGAGCTCTGGCAGCCTGTTCGCCTTGGTCAGGACCGACAGCACCCGCTTGATGTAGGGGTACTGAAACTCGACGGTGAGGATGGAATAGATGGAGCCCAGCATCTGCTCGATCTGCCGGATCTGCAGCTTCACCTCCTCGGCCGTGGTGCGCTCCGAATCGCGGATGTCGGGCAACAGGAAGATCCGGCCCAGCCGTTGCTCCAGCCTGGTCATCGCCTGGTAGGCCACGCCCAGATCGCGCACGTCGGCCGTGCTGATCGGGAAAAAATCATCCGGCCGCGCATCGATCACCGACCCGTTGGGGGCCTTGGCAAACACCTCCTTGCTGGTGATGGCCGATGATGTGCGACCCACCAGCTGACGGGCGGCCTGCATGCTGCCCTCGGTGACCGCCTTGTTGAGCGCATCGTTGCTCAGCAGGTCGGCCATGGCGCACCACTCGACATAGCCAGGGCCGTAGCTGTCCCCGTCCATCCGGTACAGGCGCAACGGGATCCACGGGCTGGCGTCAGCGGGCGCGCTGCCTTTGGACTCCGGCACCACGGCGTTGCCGATCTCCTGATACCAGGCGACCCCGTCACCGCTCCACTCGATGTGGGTGAAGACCTTGATCTGCCGTGAGTCGCGCCTGGCGTTGTCCTCCTGCCAGCGGCCAGCCTCCCGGTCCACTTCGTCAAGCACCGCCTTCAACCTTTTGTCCAAGGAGGCGTAGAGGTACGTTTCACATGTCACCCCCTCAACAGGGGAGCCCATCGGATCACGCAGCAGGACGTGCTTGTTCAGGTGGAAGACCTTCATCGCCTTGGGCCGGCGGTAGAGCAGCACCGCACCGCCAACGATCAGGTGCATCAGCGCCTCAAACAGGGCCACCCGGTCGTTGCACGTCTCGATCTCACGGGCGACCGCCCGCTCCAAGGTGGCCAGGCCGCGCTCGATCTCCTGCTTCAGGGATGCAATCTCGGTCTCGGTAGCACCACGCTGAACCAGATCGGCCTCCGCCATGGCTGACGCAAGCTCGTCGCCGGTCAGCCGGAAAAACCCACCAGTGGGTGGCAGCAGGGCCAGCAGCAGCCTGGCCGCCAGGTTGTTGACGCCCTGGGCGCCGATACCACTCCACGGGTGCGGCTGCTCCTCAGCTGTCTCCGGCAGAACGTCGTCGCTGGGCGGAATCAAGTACGGCAGCGTCAACGTCGCTGAGCGACGGGCCCGCTCCAGCCACGAATCCCGATAGCCCCGCAGCTGGTTGTACCGGCGCTGCGCCGTGCCCCGTTGCAGCCCCTGGCTTTCGGGCGAAACCACGACCTCGCCTTCTCCGCGCTCCATCAGCCCACCCCGATGTTGATGCCGACGCCAGGCAAGCTGATGTCTGCGCTGTTGATCTGGAGGCTCGCCTTGCTCTTCTTGCGGGGGGCGGTCGGCGCTGTGGTCTGTTCCTGGGCAGAGCCGGCCGTGCCTTGTGCGGTGGTGACGGCGTAAGGGTTGGCATTGGTGACGGTCTGCTGAGGAGCTGCCAGCTCAGCCGATCGCTTGGCAGTTTCAGCCGCCATGGCGCTGGCCTGCTCCTGCAGCTGCTGCACCAGGGCGGCATTTTGCTGTTGCATCTGGGCCTGCGCCTGCTGCTGCTGTTGCATCTGGGCGCTGTAGTCAGGCGGCGATTGCTGCGCCACCTTCGGTGCCCGTGTCCGTCCTCCGCACATGGTCAACCTCCGATGTTGAGTCCGCTGGTGGCGGTTGGTTGTAGATCAATCCGCAGGCCCTTCCGGCCTGTTGGCCTGGACATGCCCGCCCTGTTGGAGGCCAGCACCGGGGCCCGGGCCGTCTTGTCGGGGAGGGGCGGCCCGATCAACGCGGCAAGCCGAGTTGCGGCGGCCGAGGTGTCGCTGGCCTCTGCAGTCCGGCGTGCCGCCAAGCTGGAGAAAACCTGCTGCTGCTGAAGGGCGGCGGCCTGGAGCCCCTGCTGAGCAGCCATGACAGCAGGCGACTGCGCCATCTGCATGGTTTGCAGCTGCGCATCAGCCATCCGGTTGTAGGCGCCGTAATCGGGCTGGACGATCGTGGACCGTGGGGCTCCGCCACCGCACATCACCGCACCTCCCGGAACGGATCGTGGTCGTTATGCCATGCCTGCAGTACCTGAAGGACGCGCTGTTCCCCGATCGTTTGATGGATCCGTTCCGAGGGATAGGAGGCCATCCCAACAATGTCGGCAGGGAATGTTTCCTGCAGACGCTTGAGCAAGGCTTCGGAGACGAGCGGTGTAAGCACTGCAGGGCTGCACTTATCGCTCTCAGATTACCGGAGGCTGCCAGAGGATTGGTTGCTGCCGGTCGTGGTCGTATTCACCGGGCCGCAGGATGCGGGCGCAGCGGGCCTGCACCAGGGCCGCCTGGGGGGTGAGGCAAGCCTTCTGATAGGCGGCAACAACAGCTGTCCACATTTCGGCTTCGGTTTGGAGGCCGGCCAGCAACTTTTCGGCGCCCTTTTCGCCGACGCCAGGGCAGCCGGGGTAGTGGTCAGAGCGATCGCCGATAAGGGCCTGAGAGAAGAAAGCCAGGTTCGCAGCGAGAAGCGACTGGTCCACCAGCGTTCCAGCCCTGTAGTGATGGCCTGGCACCGTCAACAGATCTTTGTCGATGGACACGATCACGTCGTCGGGGCCGGCCAGGATGCCCAGCACGTCGTCGGCCTCCACGTTGGCCAGGCGGGCTATCTCCCAGCCGCTGCTGAGGGCCAGCTGCTCGACGCTGGCCACCAAGGCGGGCCAGCCGGCCACCTTGGACTCCTTCTTCCGGTTGGCCTTGTAGGCGGGGAAGATGCCGGCCCGGTAGGTGGTTCGATCACCCATGGCCAGGACGGGCTGGTGGCCAGGGTGCTGGGCCAGCACGTCCACCACGGCCTCCTGGAAATAAGCCAGGGCTTCGCCATGACGGCAGAGTTTCTGCCAATCACCCGGCTGCCACTCGATGTCGTATTCGGCAGACTTGGCGGCCGGGACGAGGAAGCCCTCGGTATCAATCAGCAGTTTCATTGTAGGCGAAATTCGAGTGAAGAATTCATGGGGACTAAGTGGGTGTCACCAGCCGCACCTGCTTCCCGTCGTCATCCCACGCCAGCCCGTGGCCGGGGCATTGGCGAACACCAGGGGCCACAGCTTGGGATGGCTGATGCACGGCACCATGTAACGGCGCCCAGCTATGCAACCCTCGGGGGAAGAGTGGGTGGCCATAAAGTCGGCGAAGCGCTGAAGGTTGGTGGGGATGTTCATGGATCAAGCTCGTCTGCGATGCGGAATAGTCGGTCTGGTGTCAGTGGCTCGATGGGCCTAAGAAGCGCCAAAGCACGTAGCACTTGCGCAAGTTGAACGCGGGGAGTCTGTGGAGCAGGAATGAATAAACTGCCCGGATTTTTGGCCGGCTCAATGACTGCCAGCAGTGCCCGAGTATCTGGGCTGAGGGGTTTGGTCATAGCTGCGCAGCTGGGGTGTGTCGGGTGATGGCTCGAACTGCATCTGGTTGCCGTCCTTGGCGGTCCAGCGCTTCCACGTTTCAGGTACTTCAAAGTCGGAATGAGCCGGGTCGCTGCTGCTCAGGCGAGACTGCGTTTGCGCTGGCATCAACTGCAACTGCTCCGGTGTCGGCCGCAGGAACGGCGGCAGATCGGGCCTGAATCCCCAGGAGCGGTTGGCCAGACCGTTCTCCTGCCGATACAACGGCGCCACAAGCTCAACCCAGGGCGGCACGGTGCGGAACCTTTCGCCGGTGGCGGATTGCACCCACCGCTCGCAACACCAGAGGAACTGCCGATCGCTCACCTCTGGGAAAGCGTCGGTGAAGCTGGCCAGCTTGATCAGGGCCACCGCCGAGCTCCAGCGGTCAGCTTCTTTCAGCCGAAGATGCGAGAACAGGATCTCGCACCCCGTGAAGAAGACATCGGGCTGGAGCATGGCCGGCATCGGCTGCTGCCCCGGCGCGCTGCCAATGCCGGCCAGATCAGGCGGATCCACGGTTCCCTCCACCTTGAATGATCGCCAGGGCCCCGGCCAAGCCCTGGCTCTGCGGCTGAAAGCCGCTTTGCCGTGGTGGGTTGGCCAGCAGGTCTCTGCTGTAGTTGGGGTTCAGGGCCTGCCAGCCGTGCTCGACGCCGGCGGTGACCAGCGCCACTTGCTGCCAGTGGGCCAGCTTCTTCACCCGTTCCGCGGACATGGTGAAGGCCTTTTCGGTCCAGGCCGCAGAGGCGCCGTGCCTTGAGCGCCGGCTGTTGTTCCACCACTCGAGGAGCAGTTCGCACACGTCCGGGGGGATCCCCAAGAGTGTGCCGGCCACCTGCTCAAGGGTGATGGGATGGAACCGTGAAGCGGCTGGCTTGCCCTGCCGTGGCTCCTTTGCGCGAACGGCGGGGCCAGGGACCTTGGGCAGCTCGGGCTCAGCGTGGCCGGTCCACTGCCGTTGGTCGTTGTCCCATTTGTCGATTCGCTCCGTGGTCGTCCACTGATGGCCACACTCTTGGCAGATCCGTTTGCGCTTGTACGAATCCTCGGTATTGACCACCGTGCACCGCTTGGTTTCGGTGCAGATGTGACTGGTCGATTGGCAGTTTGGGCAGCGCATCAGTTGACCTCTGTCCAGTCCACCCTTACGGCCGGATGTAGCCGGTCATCAACGATGGCAGCGACCACCGCATCGCGCTTCATGTTGGCCAGAACAGCCTGCAACTGCTCTTTCAGTCGGGTGCGGCGCCGCACCATTTCAGCGGCTTCAACGGCTCCAGGGGGCGTGATCATTTCGGTTGGTTGAGAACGTGTTGGGCGTAGACGGCAAGGGCAAGCGCTGCCCATAGGTGGCTCTTAATCCCATAGGTAGGACCGGGGGCTTTCTTGACACCAGGCGGACCAAGTAGATCGATCAATGCCTGTCGGACGTTGCCGTCCTTGGCCTTGGTGGTGCCGCATAGATGCAGCTTGATGTCCTTGCGGAAGTAGCGAGCAATAAGATCCGAGTGGACATAGGCCTCCTCAAATCGACCAATCCACGTGCAGCTATTGAAGACCTCGGCTCCCACGGGCATGCCGTAGGAAGCAATCATCTCGATTGCTACGTGGGGAAACGGGTAGACCGTGTGGCCACCTCTTAGGGTGCGGACTATCTCCTTGTTGTCCTGGATTTCGGCAGCAATGATCCTGCGCTCAGGACTTAGCCACACAACCCCGGACACCTCAGGGCCGGGGTCGATGGCCATAATGTTCATCGCTTGCCACCTCGCTGGTCGTAGGTGTCGGCATTGATGATCGTGAGACGATCGCCGCCACGCGCCGCGAACGGCCTATGCAGCAGCGATGGATCCTTTCTGGCGATACGGATCCCCTGCTGTATCCCATCCAGGTAGGCCACCCTGGAATCGATGGCCACCGCCTTGCTGCCTGTTCGCAGCCCAGCCCAGAGCCAACGCGCAACCCCAAAGGGCAAGACCAAGAAGATAGGCAGCGCATAGTGTCCATTCCTCTGCCAGTCGTACCAGGCCAGCCCATACCAGGCCGGGGTGGCCTGGCCATGTGGAATGAATTGAAGGAGCCGGAATCGCTTTAATCCGTCTGGTTTAGCCATTGGCGCCACCCTTCCGACGCTTAATGACCTCGACCTCCTGCCGCACTTGATCGCGGCAGAAGTCTCGGAGAAAAGCGCTTTGCGCGGCCATCTGTTCTTCGGGCACAATCGCTTCGGCCGCGCAAGCGATTTCCACGTTTTCGTAGTTGCCCAGGTTGACCTTGGCTGAGAATTTCCGTGAGATCTTGATTTCTTGCGTCAAAGTGACACTCCCCGGCCGCTGACAGGATCGGGAATGCGACAGCTCTGTTGATACAAAGACGCCAAAGCCGCGGCTTGTTTGTTCGCGGCGCGAACTTTCAGGCCCAAAACATTCATCAGCTCGTCTTTGGCGTCGTGGAATGAGTTAAACGTGGGCAGGCCGGCCTTCCTTTTTTGCACGGGCCTGTGCGGCTGGCCGTTGCGGTCAAACTCCTTGACGGGCTTAAGCCATAAGAAGTGGTCGCTTTCAGCAACTACGACTACGCGATAGACGCTTGCAGTAATTACCTCAAAAGCCCAGTAGATTCGGGGCTCAGGGTACTGAATAACCCGTGACTTACTGCCCATCACCAGGGCACCTCTTCGGTACTGGCGGGGCCACCGAATAGATCGCCACTGTGCTCTTCAGCCAGAAGAGTGGCATCTACGCCATCCTCGGGGGGTCCGAACGCATCGGGCGCCACGGTGCCGACGTTGTAGGGCACGTGGGTCAAGACACGCACCCCCAATAGATTAAGGCTGAGACCCTTGCCGCCGTCGTCGTTGTCCCAGAGATAGAGACTGTAAAGGATCTTGCAGACGCTGCCATTGCCGATCGGCACATTGCCTGGCCAAGGGTTGCCGCGACTGTCCTGAATCATCGGTGCCGGCAACTCGATCCCGTTGCGAGTCACGGTGTCCCGGTTAAACGAGACCCGGATCAAGCCCGTAGGTTCTTCAACACCGTGCTCATTGGTGAGTGTTTCCCGTTTCCAGGGCTTGCCGTTCGCTCCGTACTTGGCGTTGCCGCCAAACCTCTCCATAAATGCCTTGTGCAGGCTGCCGATAAAAGCTTTGGCGGCGGCGTCAGCCTCGGGGTCGCATTGCAGCAGCACGATCCCGTACTGGAGCTTTTCGTTCTTCTTGCCCTGGTTTACGAGCTTGGGCTTTAGGACATTGGCGAATAGAACCTCGCCAGGTGGTGCGATCAGTGTCTCAGTGGCCATGCTGTCGGGTGAGTTGATGGAATGCCCCAGGAGTGCAGAGATCCGGGGCATGCCTAGGAACCTACCTAGGCGGCGGCGATGCGTCAACCACGCGGCGGCGACGCGTCAGCTGAACGCGTAGGGGTTGGAACCGATTTCCCGCACAGCAAGCCTCCCGACCATTGGAGGCCTGGGGATCTCAACCCCTGACGAGGCCTGGATTTCTCGCTGCACCTTGCCCAACCAGTCGGGCTGGTAGATGGACGCCAGCTCTGCGTGGAGCAATTTGTGCAGCTGGCCGGCGCGGCTGGGAATTGCCGCAAAGCAGTCGTGATTTGTCAGAAGGTGAAAGCCGTGCTCTCCGGCCCTGCAGATAATCTGCTGGCAGAAGCTGGCATCAAAGCTGTGGATCAGGTTGGCTGTGATCCCTCTGCTGGTCACCCGGGCTGACAGCTCCCCCGGCGTGGCCCTGGTGGCGGCCCACCGTCGGTTTCCGCTGACGGCGGTTCGAACCGCTGCCCGCTGCTGCTGCTCAGCCCCCAACTCCACCGGGAATCCGGTCGGGGTCGTCCATCGCACCGACTGCTGGGTCTGCACCACCAGACGGCTCACCTCGCGCAGCCAGGCCCGTACCTTCAGGCAGCTCGCCAGCTCCTCCTTCAGCACGGCGTTGATGTGACGCGCCAGGTACTGCGAGGGCCGCACCAGCTCCCGCTCGTACCGGGCCGGCGAGACATCCTTGGCTGCCTCCAGCTGCATGGCCAACCCATCCGCCACGCTCCAGAAGCCAGCTCCGTAGATGGTGGTCATGGTGGGCCCCTTCAGCGTCGAGCGGGTGACCCCCAGCTCCAGCCACTCGGCCGCCTGCCGCTGGTGGTGCGGTGGCCCAGCCTCCAGGTCCAGCCGGAGGCGATGCACCACCTTCTCCGCCATCAGTCCGTAGAGATCGGCCGGCGTGTCCCCGATCAGCCGGGTCATGGCTGCCAGCTTCCCGTCCCTGGTCAGGGCCGCCAGGATCGCCATGCCGGAGGCGTGCTGGTCGAGGCGCACCGGGATGCCGATCGGCACCCGTGGATCTACCAGCCACTGCCGCACCGCACGGCACAGCTGCAGGAACTGCCACGGATCCTTGGCGTCCCGCCACAGATCAATCCGATCCAGCGGATTCTCGGCCGCGGCGGTCAGCAGATCGAGGTTCGCCTGCCCCCAGGCCAACCGCTCAGCCCAGGTTCCCCGTTGCCCCCAGTGGCCGGCGGCGGCCTTCAGCATCCACTCGAACCCATCCTCGCCCGCCGGCTCCCCCTGCAGTTCGATGGCCGATTTTTCCCAGTCGGGCCCCTGGTGGGTGGCCTCACGGTTGGCCGTGTAGACGCGGCCGCGCCAGTCCAATTCATAGGCGAACCAGCAGGGTTGCCCCTGGAGATCCTTTAGGGCCTCGATGCTGCGCTGCACCTTGATCCGCAGCGGCGCGTTTTGCTGCCGGTCGATGCGGGCATCCATGCAGGCGGCGTACCAAATGGCCATTTCTTCCTTGCCGACCTTCTCAGTGGGCCGCGGCGGGGCCTCCACCGGCTCGCGTTTCACCGGGAACACATCGATCCCGCAGTCCCAGGCCTCGGCCTGCAGCGCCACCATCGAGGGGCTCACCGCCATCTGCTGGGCCTGCAGCTGGTTCACCACGGCCAGCTGCAGCGGGATGCCGGCAGCCTCCAGGTGCGGGGCACGGACTACCACCGGCTTTGTGTTGCCGAGGTGCCCACCACCATGGAGATCAGTCCATGGCCGCGGCTGCTGCAGCATCGGCAACCGCTTGGTCGGGAGCGCCCGTATGGGCGTGGCTTTGATGATCGCCAAGGCCTCGGCCGAGGGCTTCACGTCCACCACGGGGCGGCCCTTCCGCTGCCGGCCGACCAGCTGCACCAGGCCGGTGGTGCCGGCCACCACGTCCAGCAGCAGGGCCCCCACCTCAAACTTGTCCTGCGCTGACCACTCCCCAGTCTCGATCGCCATGGTCTTCAGCAGGCGGGGATTGGTGATCTCCGCGGCCGTGTACCGCCGCTTCATCAGGCGCAGCGTTCCCGCTCGCTTCTCCTGGAGGGTGGCGCCCCGCACCTCCCGCAGCAGGGCGGCGCCGATGCCCGTCGCCAGCCGGCGGTGGCTGCGCGTCTGGCTGATGCCGTCGATCACCAGGGGCAAGGCCACGCTGACGATGGCCGCCGGCCCGCCACGGCCCGCCAGGTGCAGCAGCAGCGGCAAGGCGCAGTAATGCGGGCCCGCCATCGACGGCTTGGCAACCCACCTGGCCAACAGCAGCTCCAGGGCATCGCGCACCGGCTCTCCGTGCTGCCGAACCATTGCACCCCCGTATGGGGTCCGGGATTCCTTTGCCCCAGATCGCAGCCGCTGGTGTTGTGCGCGGCTTGATTCCTGGGCCCTGATTGCCTGTGCCCTCTCCCGCACCAGCTGGTCAGCGGACCGATCCGGCATGCAGACCTCCAGGCGCAGACTGGTGCAGACCTGAGATTTCTACTGCACCTCTGCAGAAGGCGGCATGCAGACCGGAAACTCAGTTGTCGCAGGTGTTCTGCATAGGTGCAAGATTACGGAGCAGATTTTAAGTCCGCTGCGTATGCCAATTCCGCCATGCCCCCTCAGTCACCGCAACGCTTCCCAAGATTTTAGGTCTACATGGTCTACATGAAAACGTGCAGACCATGCAGGCCTAAAGGCCTTTTCAGCGGGCAGGTAGACGCATCCGCATCCTATGGGTCTTCGAGGGCCACCACGCAGCTGGCCAGGGCATCCGTCCCCAAGTGCATGTACCTCTGCACCGCTGCCAAGCTGCGCCAGCCTCCCCAGGCCATCAGCATCCCCTGGCTCACTCCGCGGCTTGCCAGCTTTGACGCGCAGGTGTGCCGGCAGGTGTGCACAGTGAACGCCGCATCGTCGGCCAGCCCCATGACGCTCTTGGCCCTGCAGAACAGCTGCTGAAACTGCCGGTAGCTGTAGGGCCAGACGCGATGGGATTTCACCGCCGGGAGGTGGGGGCGCACCGCGTCCTGGGCCCGCCTGGTCAGCGGTACAGATCGGGGACGGTTGGTTTTGGTCTTAGAAAATGTCACCCGGCCGGCGGTCAGGTCCACGTCTCCCCCGGCCAGGGCCTCGGCTTCCCCCCAGCGGCAGCCGGTCTCCAGCAGCCACACCAGCAGATCGGCGGCCACGGGCTGCCCCCACTGCAGGAACAGGGCGATCATCTGGTCTCGCTCCCGGTCATCGATCACCCGGTCCTTGAGGTTTCGCAGCCGCATCTGTTTTGGCAGCTGGGGTGCCTCGGCCAGGAACCCGTGCAAGATCGCGTCGGATTGCATGGCCCGCAGTGCCGACACCTTCTTGTTGATGGTGGCCGGCTGGTTCCCCTTGCGGATGAGCTCTTGCCGCCAGGCCTCCACCAGCGGAGCGCTCACCGCTGCCAGCTGTGTGGCGGGGCCAAACCAATCCACCACCGCCTGGCTGAAGATCGCCGCGGTCCTCGCGTAGGCGGTGCCGCTCCACCGGATGCGAATGGACAGGTTGCGGGCTTCGGACAAGGTGAAGCCGATCGGCCCAGTCGGCTTGGCCGCGGCCGCTGCCCGTAATGGTGCGACGGTCTCAGCTGCCAGCCGACTGCGAAGCTCGACCAGAGCGGCGGCGGCCTCCTTTTCTGTGGGCCGCAGCGCAGTCAGCCGCCGGCCGCCGTGGGCGACATCAGCGACCCACCCCTTGGGGGTTGATCGGACTCGGCCGGCTGGTGTTGTGATGATGGTCATTCGGTGTCGGGTGAAGGTGGATAGGTGGGATGGCCTACTGCAGCTGCCGCAGTAAAACGGACCCCTTCGGGGAGAGCGCGACGAGGTTCCGCCGCCCTTCCCCCGGGTCCGGGGCGATGTCCAGAAGGCCTAGGCCTGGTCGTCCTCGTCGATGCTCGGCTCCGAGTGCGTTGACGGTGCGGGAGACGGAGCTGTTGTTGAGCCGTAACTGTTGCTCCAGCTGTCTGTAGGTGCATCGCCCCCCGAGCCTGCCGATCTCAAGGAAGAGCCGGAAATGGTGGAGGGGGGCGGCGGTGGGGTCGGCGTACTGAGCCGCAAACGCATCCGCCGCAGCTGCCAGGTGGTCCAGGTCCATGGGTCGATGATGGGCGCGATCCACCTAGGCAGGCTCCTAGGAACCTCCCTAGGTGGGTTGTACCCCTGCAGAATAAGGCGCTCAACCAGGTCCCTTTCCAAGTGGTGCAGCGCCATTGCTGCAGCCTCCATATCAATCTCTGCATCTGTGAGGACACCCTCCTGAAACCGCATTTGCAGCAGCAGGCCGCGATGCTGTGAAAGCTCCGGATAGCGCGCCACACAGGCGCCGATCCCCTCATCGAACAGGGTCTCGAGTGCTTCGGGCAGAGATTCGTAGTTCATGTCCAGTCGGGTGATTTTGGGATGTGGCTGAGGCCATGGGACAGGAGGCCGCGGCCCTCCGGCGTCAGCCGCCATTGATGGCCGCGGCGGTGAGGGTGCCGGCGGTGCTCGACCAATCGGAACGGGCTAGACCGAACACCAGTGACGCCCCCGGCGCAGCTATCGCGGCCGCTCAGAAACGACAGTGCGCGCTCGGTGTTGGAACGGCTGCCACCAGTGGCGGCCACCAGGTCGGCCGTAGTGTCAGTGCCGCCAGCGACGAGCAGCAGGATCTCCAGCTCGGAGAGGCGCATGCCGTGGCCGGCGGCAATGGCAGCGCGCCGGATGCGGCCCACCACCAGCGCCAGCCGGGTGGCTCCGTCGGCTTTGGTCATGTCGTCTCAATGCGCCGCAGTTTCCTGATGGCGTCCTCCATGCGGTCGATCGCTAGGCGGGCCTCCACATAGGGCCGCTCCCGGCCCAGTGATTGGGCCGGAGTTGCTGGGCTTTGCCTTGCCAGGTGCTTGCGGAGCCTGGGCAGGTTGGCCTCCGCCAGGCGCCGCAGTGCGCGAGCCTGAAGGCGGCTAAAACCGTATCGGGTTTCCCAGGTCATCAGCGCACCAGCGAG